CTCCTATGGTACTTTAATTTAAGGGTAGTAAAGGTATTCATGTCAAATTATCCTTTGATACAGAGCTTTAAACAGAACCGTAGGCTGCTTAGAGTATATCAGCGCTACGGAATATTGATTTCGAGTTTCGCAAGCCCTGCCGCTCCCACAGTTGAACGAAAGAATCCGCCGGTTGCGAGATTACCGCCTGATACATTGGTAAACTTACCGACTGCTCCTGCAATGTCAACATAAGCGGCTTCGTCGGCGTTGACTGCAAGACCTGTTTCAACCCATGCCGTACCTTGACGAAGAACATTGACTGCGGCAGTTGCTTTATATTCAGCGGTTCCGAATTTATTGCCTGCCCCCATCTGATGCGAATGTAAAGCAATACCGCGGAATATATCGTCACTCGAATACGTCGGAGTGCCGGTAGCTTGTGAAGCACCACCTGTCACTGTCTCGGAGACGGTAATGACAAGTCCCTTTGTCTCAATTGTAAACTCGCGATTGTTTGTCACATCCGTCAACGTCACGGAAGAAACACCGGTAAGTGCTTCAATAGCAGCTTTCACAGCATCAACCGTTGTGTCGTGGTCGGTATCAAAAGGTATACCAGCCGTTGCGTTACCATTAACGGTAATGGTAACTACATTAGCGGTAACAAAATCAGCATCGAAAAGCAAAGCACAAACATCTTTTACCGGAAGATGAACCTCGTTTACATCTACGGCTTCCGCACCGCAAGCGCGACCGAAAGGAATTGCAAGTTGTGCGATAAAACTTTCAACATGGTCAAAACGGGAATCCACCTTCATACCGGCAAAGGATTCCGCCGATTTGAGATTATATGAAGTTTGAGACATTCAACTCTCCTTTGTTAAGTGTGTTATTTATTTGTCAATTTTCGTTTGTTAAATCTACAAAAACGGATTTACGCGGCTTTCTTTTCTTTCTCCTCTTTCCACGCGTTCCTTTCTCTCCCGACCATATCGTTTCTGGATTTCTCTTGATCCGGCAAGTCTTTATCATCGGTCTTTTTCTGCGAGTTTGCCTGTTGACGCTGGGAATGAATCGCTGAAGTATCACCGTCCTCTTTACTTGCGAGAATCTCAAGCGCGGAATCGAAACGAGCGGTGATATAATCTTCGCTTGCATCCTTCAACTGTTCATCAGCTTTCGGAAATGCTTTCAGGATGACCTTTTTCTTTAGGTCAATGTCCTCCAGCGTATCAATTTTTTCCGCATCTTCTTTGTCAAGATGCGGAGTTACTTGACGTTCAAGGGCAAGGCGGTCGGTAACGGCTTTCTTGACTTCCGCGGCAGTGTCAACCTTCTCTAACTCGTCAACCTTTGCCTTTGCCGTATCATGGTCGGCCTTCATCTTGTCAAAATCGGATTGCAGTTTGTCAAGCGTATCGGTTTTGGACGCAAGTTCGGTCTCGACTTTGCCAATATGATTTATAACCTGCTGATCGGCTTCGTAGTCGATATTGTCAAGTCTGATATGAGACATAAATCTACTCCTTTGTAAATGTGAATTGTTTCTGTTACTGTTATTATTTTCCTCTGTATCTAAAATTAATTCGTCGTCAAAGTCGAATTCGTCAATTTCGATTCCGTCAACCTTGTCGAGAAGTTCACTATCAAGATTCAAGCCGATTGCATGACCGGCACGGGCGGAGTCACATATAGCAAGATGATTGTACGTACGCTTCATTTGTATAGCGTCGTAGTGCTCACCGTTGTATGTACCGGAAGTCAATTCAAGTTCACATTGATACCCCGGAGAAAGTTCCTGTTTTCCTTCATCAATATTCTGGATTGCTTCGTCATCTGTAACCGTCAAGGAAGTTGTAAGAAAATCATCACGGCGTTCGACTGTCTCTCCCGTAAACCCAACTTTACGAATGCGGGCATTTCTGGAATTGACGTGACGCTCTGGAGGATGAGAGTCGGTAATCGGTTTCATTTTTAAAGAGGACATACTATCATTATTAAATAGTACGTGTTCATTGACAAGCTCACGTCGTATTGTCCCGTCGCTTAACAAATAAGATAGAATACCGACTTTTGCGATTGGTGCTATTCCGGTGATATACCCTTCATCAGTTTTCTTTACTTTACCGACGCGATATTGCGCTTTGTCAACACGGAAAACAGTCATGGTATCTGCGGAATCTTTTTTAGCGGCTTCAAATTCTATTGGTGAATAGTCATGATCTTTGAGCCATTTTCTCGCACTCTCTGATGTAAATTTCTTTTTGTCAAAACGAATAGACTGAACTTCTGTTTTTCCGTCCGGCTTCACTCCAAATATAACATCAATACCAGCACCGAATTTATTATTCTGCCGACGAATACGAATATATCCTTTCGGGCTTTTGATACGTGCAGAATGTTCATTTGGTAAAGGCATATAATTTCCCTTTGTTAAATAAAAAAGCCCATCCCTCTATACGTAAAGACAGCCAAGAGAGAACTTTACGCAAGAGAAACGGGCTTTTCTGCTCTGTCCTTCAACAGGAGAAGGCTTCCGCTTTTATTTGCATTTATAATCTACAATTAAGGCTGATTCGTTGTCAAGTCTTTTCTTGAAAAATTTTGTTTGACATCTAAGGACACTCTGCCGATTCCGCCGTCTTTACAATGGAACGTTATGGTAATCTGACCCGTAAACCTCTTTTCCAGATAGTCGGCGATTCTCTTTATGACAAGCTCAATCGCTTCCTTTATTTTCATTTGTCAAATTCCCTTCAAAAGCAAATCATCAAAGATCGGTTCGGCATAACATCTACATCGTATAGGTTCTCCGGGGTGTCCGTCCGGTGGTGGTTGTGACCATTTGTAAGTTTGCCCGTTGTAAATCTGATGCTCTGGACGTACTCGACGGTCTTGACTATCACGCCATATATAGCGTTTGATACCAACATCCTCTTGCCGCATCTTGTTAAGATTGCTATTGAATGACAAAACTTGATCGACTGCAATTAATTTAGCGCGAGTGCGAACTTTTTTGAAAATTCCCCTTTGTAATTTTGTTCCTGCAAGAATTTCCTGTTGTAAAGTTTTTGCTCTTTTCCCCGCTCGAATACCTCCCATTACTACGCTGTGAATATCTTGTTCTGTATCTTTTGTCAACTTCGTGATTAATGCGACATTCTCGGATGTAAACGATTTTAAGGAATCTTCGATCCACGGTTCGGTGTTGTATAGCTCAACACCGATTGCCCCCTTCATCATTTTTCTCCATTGTCTATCATGCCATACATTCGTACGATTTCCTATATCGTCAATCGTGTATTCTATTTTGTCAATCGTATTGTCCATTCCCATATTTACTACTGAAAGTAAACGTACCGCATTTGTAAACCATGACGCTTGATCGGTTCTCTTATCGTCAAGTATCGGACGTAAATAATCCGCTTCCTCCACAAGTGAAGGTAAAAATGGAAAAAGACTTTGCCTAAGAACTGCAATCTGAGCGGAGATTATCTTTTGTAAATAGCGGTTATACATCGAAGCGATTGACCGCGGGAGAAACATATGAGGTACGCGCCTGGTAGCTTTACCTTTAAGGGTGCCAAAACGAATCAATTGACTTCTGATAAACGGGTCAATCGGCATTACTCCTCCTCTCCCTTTCTGATTTTGTCAAGTTCGTCCGGTGTAGCTTTGTCAAGCTCGAATTCTCCATCTTTCTCAATATGCGTATCGTATGAGTAAACTTCACCGCCGAATCTTGAATCACGGATTTCCTCACTCGTCAATATGTTATGATCGGCGTACATCGAATCCGTTTCAGCTTGTACCTTATGAGTTTCGGCGATTTCTTTTTCGGTCGGTTGCCATAGAGGATTGAATTCGATTCCCCAGTCGTCAAGAGACTTAATCTTTGCATCGCCCTCACTTTCCTTCATTGTCAATGTTGCGAGCCGCTTGACCGCTGGAAGCAAACGTTCCTCTTGTAAACCGGCAATTCCATCATAGTAAAGCCGTATATCGCTCTCGCCTGTAGCGTTCATGCCTTTTGGAGACGTACCAAAAAGTTTAGTTTGCGGAATGCGAGCGACTGCCGCAAGTGCCTGCTCCATTTTAGTTATCACATCGTCAAGACCGGTAACACGGGAAGTAACACGCTCGAATTTTTCCTCATTGTCAAGCAAGATCGTATTTATAATGTGCTTCGATAAGTCAATAAGATTGAGCCGTTTCTTGACAAGCTCCTCTTGACCGCTGGAAATCAATTCCTGTAAATTCTCAATTGTCAACACGCCGATAATAAACTCGGAAATTATATGTTCGGCATTTAAGTATGTTTCGTTTGCGGCGCGTAAACGTTCCCAAATTGGTTGAACGTCACTCAACCCCCACCCCTGTAAAGATTTTCGTACAAGCTCTGGAACGTCTGAACCCTCGAAACGTAAAGTACGCGTTTCGTGTATAGTAAAGGGAGAGCCGTTATACGGAGAAACTGTATACTCCATCGGTAAACCATATTTCGGATTTTCTTTATCGTCGTAGTATGACTTTACAACCGCACGCCATCGGTCGAATACTCGCAGAAAGTCAATCTTCTTTATTGTCTCCTCGTTAAGTTCATCTTCAAACTTTCCTCCATCGTCAATGCCCATCGCGATAATAGCACCGCCGAATAAACTTCCCCATCGTAAAGCACGAGCACACTTTGCCTTTGTGTCAAGCTCTTCGAATCGCTTTAAGATTAAGCCGTCCGTATCACCGTTGACTTTGAACCATTCCCGCACCATATCATCTACCGGAACGTCAACTATCTTTTTGCAAAGCCCATCGGCCATATACAGATATGTCAAGATCGCTTGCGTCAAAACGGTTTCGGCAGTAAAGGTTGTACTTCTCTTTTTGTCAATACCCGGAACTCCTTGTCCTGTCAAGACATTCTGCCAGCCATCTTCTCGTAATTTCGCTTTCTCCACCATTTGTAAACTCCTTTACATTCGGGTTAATGCTTCATATATTAATCTTTTTCTTCCGTAAAGTGTATGTAAAACGTATCGTTCCGTATCCTTTGTGTGATCGTTTAATTTCAGTGGTTTATCTTCACCGAGTAATTGCGCTCTCTCATCCCAGCTATACCCAGCGTAGTCCTTGACAGTCTGCGGACACGTATCACGACAGATCATGTATTCACGACTCTTTAACATACGCGCTTGCGTTCGTAAACCATTCAATACGTCATTATCAGCATCCTTAACAAACAAGACCCCATCTTTTTTCAATTGTAGTTTGAAGCTTGCGGCAGAAGGATCAAGTATATTTGTTGAAGGTCTTATTCCGTCAAGAAATTTTCGGAAGGCTTTGGAATATTCAGTGTCGGTTTTCTGCGCTTCGTGTATCTTTGAATCGTAATAATACTCCCGCTCTGCCCAAATTGACGGATGCGATTTCGGATTAATACCGAATAAAAGAAAGCAGGTTGGGTTACCTGTTCCGTAGTCACTTCCGGTCACGTATCGAATCGCTTTCGGCATTTCTTGACGGGAGAAAGTATGATCTGCTTCCATGAAGAAATCATAAATCGCGCCCTCTGCAATCACCCACATTGACAAGATGTAACGCTTGTAAAAAACGCCGGAATATAGATTCGAGAGCTGGTCGATATAAGAGCTTGACAAAGAAGGATTATCCTCAAGGAAGAAAGTCCATTTTTTGAATTCCGAATATCCTTGACTATCTTCTTTGTAAAGTTCTTCTTTGTCAAGGAATCGTTTCTTGATAAAATGAAATGGTGAATCTGGATTCATTGTCCATATTGACTTTGCAAAGGACAATGACAAACGAGAAATCGCCATGTCAACGAAGCTTTCTGTATGCCGTACCGCTTCGTCTGCCAGCCAGTATCCAAAGGTTGCACCTTGAATCTGTTTGAAATCGTTGTCTTTACCAGCACCACGAATATAGAATTTTTTGCCTCTCAGCCCTCGCCAGTCAATCGTCAAATAATCATCTTTACCTTCGCGAACATTTTTGAAAAGTCCATATCCGTATGGGTCAATCATTTCGCGCCACTCTGCAAGAACGTTTCGTGCGACGCTGGAAATGGTATAGCCGGAAATCAAGACATCACAAGGCGGGAGTTGTTGTATTTCGTCAATCGCTATATCATTGGTAACGTACGACTTCCCCGACCGTACTGCTCCCTCAAGTAAACGGAACTTCGCCAGGTTACTTTCACGGAATACCTGTTTGTATTTCGGGGACGGTTCGTATATCGTTTTCTTGACGGGCACGAATTACTTTCCTTTAGATTGCTTCTTGACTTTGTGGGAATGTCCTAAATTTTTGTCAAGCGTAGTCTGCTCAACCGCAACCCAGTTCTCGACGGAATGGTAATGCTCATTCGTAAAGAGTGTTCGTCCATCACCGGTTTCACTATTAACGGTCGCAACGTGTGAATGTTTATCTGTCTTTGTCGTTTCGTAACTTTGGTATGGCATCGGTTTCTCCTTTCGTCAAATGTGTTCGTATAAATTCAGAAATTTCCTTTGCTTCTTTTTGTGTCAAATAATTTTCCGGTATGTGTTCAACGAGTACAATAATTCCGTATATTGTCAATATCGTCAGGACAAGATAAAATGTTCCTCTTGTCAAGTTACAGAAGATGCCGGCAATAAGACTAAGATTTGTCAAGGTCTGTCCGGTCGTTTTGATAGGCGTTGTTTTATCGGTTGTCGGCTTTTGAATCGGTATTCTCCTTGCTTCCGTCTCCGTTTCCGTTTCCGCTTCCTTCAATGTCAACAGCCGGCTCGCCGCTTCCTTCGCTCTCTGCATTTTGTTCTGCATCTTTTTCTCCTTCGTCAAACAACTTTAATTTTCCTGATTTGACAAGGTGGTTTATCTTGCTCAATCTTTCACCTAAAATCGCATCGCGTTCATCACCATAGACAAGCGTCACGTTGATTATCGGTGGTAAACCCTGATTAATTTTAGGGAATTTGAAACACGGCGTAATGACAAGCGGCCTGACATCCACATCCGGCGAAATGTTTTCAATGACTATCGCTCCGTATTTGTAAACTCGCGATTCGTCAATGTCAATTATGAACTTCATAACTCCTCCTACGTGTTTTGGTTTGTAAAGGTCTTTACTTATCGTAAAGTTTTTTTCTTACGTCATACTCCACTTCCTGCTTATCGAAATTTTTATTACTTCCTTCACTCTCACTTATCCAACCCCGACGGTTGACAAGCCATAATTTGATTGCATGAACATCCGCCACAAATTTACGAGAGGTAAAATGCCGCGTTTGTGCAATCACATTTCCACGTCCGTCAAGTTGTTTTGTTATAGCAGATTGACGAATGTTAAATCCAGTAGCTCTCCGAAGTAAAGAACGTATAACATTTTCATCGGCGTTGTCCTTCGCTGAGTGCATTTCATGTCCAAAAGTTTCATCGGTTTTCATCCACGAACGTAAAGTAGATTCTGGTATGCCAAGTTGCAAAGCAATCTGGTTGAAGTTCTCTCCGAGAGCGGCTAAGCTAATAGCAGAAGATCGCAGTTTGTCAAGTTTAGCAGAGCCGTGACGACCAACAGGGTGCATACCACGCCTTTCCTCACGGCGCTTCTTAGCAAAGTAGCGGTAGAATTCCTTCTTCCTTCTGTCAAACGTTGACAAATGCATGTCAAGATCATCTGCAATCTCCTCATTCGTCAAGCCTCTGCATTTCATACTCCATGCACGCTCAAGCATTTCTTCTGTAATGTCAAGACGACGCCCCGACCTCATTCCCACCTCTCCTATAAAAAAAAATTATAATTTAATACGATTAAATTATAATTACTCGCACCCCCTAAGTCAAGTCTTTTTAATTTATTTATTTAAGGAACGCTGGAGAAACCTCCTCCATCGTCAACAATGCAATCCATGCTATTATCGACACGCTCACCATAATCAATACCGGCAAAACATAAAAAAGCAAGAAATACAACAACTCAATCCATTTTCTATCATCTGTAAATTTCATCCATCCCCCTTCTTCCGTAATCTTTTCTTTACTTTTGCAATTCCCTCGCGCCATCGACGTTCATGCTGTTCACCATTCTTTTTCATTTGTAAATTTATCTCTTGTAAACTCTTTATCTCTCTCTTTACTTTTGAGATTTTCCTTCCCTCACAAACCCCCATCAACTCCCGCTCCCATTCGTCACGTTCAAGCCACGCACCTTCTACTCCGCTATACGACTTGACAACTGCGATTACCCGTTGCCGCCCTCTACGCACATCAATACATCGCATAATCACATCGTTTGCATCCGTAAACTCCAAATATACGGGCATGTTTTTTGAACTGTCAGGGAACATTTTGTCAATCGTCCCCAGCACATCTACCAGCCTTCGCAAGTTCACCGCTACCCGAACCCCAACATTCGATCTACCGACACGCTCAAACACCTTGCCATACTCCGCGTACTCTCGCGTATAAGTTTTCGCTGTTATCTCTCGCCGTCTTTTCCCATCTGTCAATATAAACTTCCCTCCTGCATAATCGCAATTTTCCAGCACTCCACCAAATGTAGTATCTCTCGGTATATTTTTCAAGACTTCCCGCACCGTCTCAGCCGTAACCGTTTCCGCCGCCTTCATCTCTCTATTGTCAAGCGGCACCCTCTCAACCATTTCCGAACTTACACCACTTACAGCAACAACAGTATTCCCGTTTGTCGCAACCGCAGTTCCATCCGATCTCAAATGCACATTATCAAGCGCCGGAATCGCTTTGTCCGCCTTCGTCACGTCTACCACGCGTAAACTTGCTTTTGAAAATATCATTTGTCAATCCTCCTCATTGTCCCTTTTTTCCGCTCTACGTACCGCTCCAACTCATAAATATTTTTACCCACTAACCACCTGGCAATCGGTGCGCTTTTTATAACTATGTTTTTCTTATTCAATATCACACCGAAACAAGCATACGGTAATTTTACTTGATATAACTTTCCTCTCATTTGTCAACCTCCGATTTCAAATATTTTTTCTTCATTTCATATATCGCTTTTCTCTTTGACAAAGCGTAGTTTCCATATAAAATCTTTTGTATCAACCCCGGCAATTCACGCACACATCGCGGACAATATTTCTTACATCTCTCTATTGTCAAGATAGCTTCGCAAATTATACAATGTCTTTTTATCATTTTTTCTCACCTCATTATGTTTTGTAAACTCCGTACATTCTTAGTCACGAATCCATCCGCTTCTATCAACTTCATGCCGTCATAGAACGTTCTGCTATTGACAATCACGACAAACCGGACTTTATTTCGTTGTGTTAATGTTTCTTTTGCTCTCCCACCCCCCGCAATAATTCCAAAATACCGCTCTAACATCACCACGAAAAACCGTCGAAATCGGGTATATCCTCCGATTATCAATCGCTTCTGCAACACATCATACTTGACCGCAACCACCGGCGTCTCCGCATCTGTCAAATCCCCAAAGTAAACTATGTATTTCTCCATTACTCCCCCTTCTCTTGTAAATCACCATCTGTCAATTCTCCTTTGTAATTCTTACATTGGACAATATTATCATTACCCACACCGTTTCCCCATATTATTTCATCATCCTCCCAAGGCATACATTCCGGTAATTCGGAAACATGCTCACATTCCTCACAAATATTTCGTTTTGTGTCTATCATATATCAACCTCCTTCGTAAACGTTCATTTTAAATATATATCATGCACAAATAAAATGCTATATTTTTGCACTATCCGAAAGTACACACACATGCACTTACTTGCCAATCGCTTTCTACACCCTTCCTATAATACACTTCAAGGACATAGGACAAACAGTTAGTATATATATATAAATATATATTTATATATATATACTAAAAATTTTATCTGTATCAATGTCTCTGTGTGTACTCCCGGATAGTGCATTTTTATAGCACTTTCAATATTTCCTGACTTCCGCGTTCGTAAATTCTTTACAGTATCTTTCTACCATTAAGTTGCACATACCCGGATCGTTGTCAATCATAATCCCCCGGCGTTTCAATCTCTCGCAAGCGATCATTGTTGTTCCCGTTCCAGCGAACGCGTCCAAAACAAATGCTCCTCTATTTGTAAAGTTCAAAACAAAATGCTTCGCAAACTCCTCCGAAAAAGTTGCGGCATGGTATTCACTGTATTTATTTGTGTGTACTCTTTTAAATGTTATTACATTATTGAGTGTTCCTCTGAATGGTTTACAACCGACAACTCTTTTCCCTTGTTTAGAAAATATTAAGACAAATTCAAAATCTGAATTCAATACATTTTCATATATCGCGGGTTGCTCTATATCTTTACACCAAATTATAATATCCGCAAGATTTATTTGAAGTGTATGCAAAACGTCAATTAGTGAAATTTTATTTTGTGCCAACATTTGCACATTAACAAATACATATTGACAAAATTGTAAGGAATTCTGTACATGACTGACAAGCAAGTCATGATAAACATTACTTTTCATCCGATCAATATTATTACCATAAACTTTTTTCATACGTTTATTATGTTGTCTTGGAGTTCCACCCATATTATATGGCGGAGAAGTGAATCCAATTTCAATCAAGTCGTCGCCTATTATTTTCTTCATAAAGTCAATGTCCGCCGCGTCGCCGCATCCGACTCTATGCCGCTTGTCAATCTCGACAATATCACCATCTTTAAATTCTCCTTTGTCAAATTTGAGGATAGTCTTAACTTTCTCTCGTGTACCGAAAATATCAAGGTCGTCCATTTCCTTATTTGTCATACCGGTCTTTTCCAGCGAATCGATAAGATTTTCAGATACAAGCAAGCGCGATAAAATGTCCTTGTCCCATTCAGACCATTCAGACGATTTATTATCGCTGATTGTATAAGCCGTCGATACGGACGAGTTCTCGAAGTGTGATTGAGCCGTAGGTATGTATTTCATACCCAGTAAGCACGCCGCTTTGTATGCGGTGTTCCCCGCTCTGATTTCTCCGTATTGGTCAATCACTATCGGCTTTCTGAATCCATGTTCCTTTATCAAGTCCGCCAACCGACCTACTGCTTCGTCATTCTTACGTGGATTCCTTTTGTCAAGATGTATCGAATCAATTGACATACAGAATTTCTTTAACTTTTCAGGAACATACGCAAAATCGCCGGTCGCTAAGAAAGAAGCTTCGGTCATACGCTTGACTTTATTTATCATTCGTCAACTTCTCCTTTCAATGATATACTTTTTCTCCTTTATCGTTTGTCAACGTGCGCCAAATGGGTTGCAGTTGTCAATTGCAACCTTTGGCTGTTGTGAGATGTAAACCGCGCGTCCTATTTTCCTTTCGGCGCAATTTATACAACCTCGTACTCACTATACCTTGTCTGCATTAACTCGGTTTCTGTGCCAATATCGTTTGATGATTTACCACACTTTGGGCACTTAAAGTTAGGAACTACATTATCCCAATAGTTTCTATCGTCGTATGCACTCGAACGAGTATCCTTTGCCCTACAAGACTCACACTCAAGATCAATAGATAAATCACGACGCAACTGATTATATCTCCTTGTCACCTTCATAATATATTCCTTTCGTTTGCGCCGAACTATAAATTCAAGCGCGGTTTATTTCTTACAACGTTCGAAAAATGTACGCTGTGCCGCTACGCATCGTAGTGTACTGGACAATTAGGATTATCCTTTTTAATAAAAGAACACGTACTCACAAAGGCATTTCATACTTTTTTTGTTGGTGGATGAAAATTTTTCTTCCTTATTATCCTGTGCGGCATTCCACCCCACCTTAATCTTCAGTGCGGCGATTTTGCTCACGTAATGCTGATGCCATTTCTCTTGTTGATATTTTTCTTGCAGAAATCAAACACCTTTCACGCTGAGAAAACGCACCATTACCAAATTTATTTCGAGCTTCGTCTTCTGAATCAGCCTCAATGATAGACGGCCCATAATGTGCTGTCATACTACCATAAGAAATACTGTAAATAGCCATCGCCGCACCTCCTTATATAAAAAGAAAAATTTATTTACACCAACGTTCCAGAAACGGTTGAAGGGGTGAATGGCTATAATGACGAGACTCGAACTCGCAACTTTCCGTACACGGCCTACAGCTACCAATTGCTGGCACATTATAGACAAGTGCGTCCACTTCATTCACCCTTTTAACCTTTCTGTGTTGTGTTTTGTTTTTCGCGCCTTTCCATAGTGTTCTCCTGGCGCTCTTATTCATCTCTACACAAAGTAAGATCACAATTAATTTCAAAACTATCATCAATATTAAGTTTGTCTATATCTTTTTTATCAATCTCAAACTCAGACATTAAACTATCAACAGTCCAACCATAGGTACAATCGTCTGGACAGTTTGGGGTATGTATTGTAAATTTTTTCATAATTTCCTCTCTTGCGCCAGGCTATAATATTTAATTTCTTGGCGCGAAAAATTGAACACAACTACCCCAATTATGTACTTTCATATCAAATCGACAACTTCCAGTAACGCCTCTTGTAAAGCATCATAAAGTTGATTAAAAAGCTCCGCTTCTGCTTTTTCGTCAAGAGCCGGAAGATCAACTTTTTTATTGATCTTCCGGACAATTACTTTTTGTAAATCATTATCCGCAAGCCGTTTCTTGACAATTTTTTTTAGCATCCTTTTTAGAAATTTTCTAAACATCTTATCCTCCTTTGTTAAAAGTTTTAATAGTCGAGACTCACCAGGTTTTAGTTCTGTATACTCTTTTCTCATCCATTAATCACCTCCTTTCTCTTTATCAATCTCGGTTTATAAACGAAAGCGCACATTGCGCTGATATACTCTAAGCAGCCTACGGTTCTGTTTAAAGCTCTGTATCAAAGGATAATTTGACATGAATACCTTTACTACCCTTAAATTAAAGTACCATAGGAGCGTCCTATGAGCGCCACAATCAAGATGCGGAAAAATTTGATACACTCAGGTGTTCTTATAATATATAATATATATATATATATATTATATATAAGATCCCGGAGCCCCTATTGATAGTTGATAATTGCAATTGACAAATGAGAATGAAACCAAAAATTTTCAAACTTTACAAAGGAGAGTCCTGATGAAAGAAACAATTGTATCGCAAAACTTAGATGCAAATGAGAGCATCTTTTTTGCACGGGAACTGGAAACTATCAAGGCACGGTCGTACGATATACTTTATCCTGAATTTACAGCGAAGCGATTTATTCCGGTGTCGGGCGATGCCGGTTCCGGTGCTGAACAGATTACTTACCAGCAATACGACCGCGTCGGTGTTATGAAAATAATTGCCAACTACGCGGACGATCTGCCACGTTCGGATGTCAAGGGGAGAGAGTTCACTTCTCCTGTTCGGTCAATTGGCGGTTCTTATGGTTATTCGATTCAGGAAATTCGCGCCGCGCAAATGGCTGGTAAACCTTTACAGCAGAGGAAAGCAAATGCCGTCCGACAATCTTATGAGCAGACTGTCAATGATATTGGCTGGAAGGCTCGTACGGTAGATGCGGCTTATGCCGGACTCACAGGTTTTCTTTACAATCCGAATACCACGAAGTCAAGCCCGACAACAGGGAACTGGATTGCAGGTTCGGCAACCGCAGATCAGATTATCGCAGATGTAAACGAAGCAATCAATGATGTGCGGACGTTGACAAAGGGAGTTGAAATGGTTGACACATTGTTACTGCCGATCCCGGAGTTTAGTTACATTGCGTCAACGCCGCGCTCGAATGTAAGCGATACGACAATACTTGAATTTCTGCGGAGAGTCAATCCGGGCGTGACTTTTGAGGCTGTCAACGAATTGACAAATGTGACTCCGGCTCCTTCGGGCGGTTCACCGGCAACGAATTCCATAATGATTGCATATCGTCGGTCGCCTGACAAGTTGACGTTGGAGATACCCCAGACTTTCGAGCAGTTCCCAGCGCAGGAGCGCGGACTTGAATTTCTTATCAACGCGCACGGTCGAATCGGTGGCGTGATAATTTATTATCCGCTTTCAGTCAACATCGTTGAGGGTATATAAGTCGCTCTTGTCAAATTGTTGAGGTTATAAATCCAGACGGGTTGACGAATACGAATTATTCGCCGACCCGTTATTTTTTAAAAACACGTTTTACGAAGGAGGAAGTATGATAGTTCGCAGTAATCTTACATGTGTCCGTAAATTTCCGGGCGGCATTTTTATTCTGCCGACCATAAATCAGATTGACGATATGAAAGCGAAACTTCTCGAAAAGAATGATGCTTTCAAGGCACACGTTGATAAAGGAGATTTTCAAATTCTCGAAGTCGATTCGATTGACGATGTGCAGGATACGGATAGTATCGCTGATGCTGTAATGGAAGCAAACGTCGAAGATGCAAAAGATTTGATTGAGGAACTTGCCGACATAGGAGAATTGAAAAAGATTCTCAAAGTTGACAGACGGAAAACAGTCAAAAAAGCCGCGAAAGCGAAGTTGGAGGAACTTGGCGCAATCAAAGACGAGGATAACGATTAATAAGGATTGACAAGTGGCTATTGATACAGCGGAACAAATCATAGGTATTCGTGCACCTCAATATTCAAGCGATACACGCATGGCTGATCTTATCGCTTTGTCAACTTTACTTACGGGAAATGCGTTCGGCGATAAAAAACAATATGCAATCGCTTTACGAGTAATGCACTGGCTTGCCGTAGAAGTGCGTAACTGTGGTGATGGTGGATCGTCTACCAGCGGTTCGGGAACAGGTGGTATGTTGAAAGGTGAGAAAGAAGGCGGTTTGTCAAGATCATATTCTCTTGGCGGGTTTGAAAAAGAAAAGAGCGATTTGTCAAGTACGGAATATGGTCAGGAATTGCTCGTTCTCATTCGTCAATGTGTATTATTTGCGCGAACTCGTTTGATGGAGGGTATCTGATGTCAAGACGTTCATCATTTCATCGCGGTATTGTGCACTTGACGCATGAGACTATCTTACATGATCGCGGATGGAATAAAGTGATGGACGAAATAAGCAAATTGGGAAACAGCTTTACAAAAGTAGGATTTCCTGATGAAGCAAAACCGCAAGCGGGAACAATTCGAGGTAGTGGACATTCGAGCGTGGTTGACATGAGCGAACTTGTGACTATTGCCGCTGTCCATGAATTCGGCGCTCCGCGTGTGAAAGTTCCGGCGCGCCCTTTTATGTCAACCGCTTTCGACGAGAATTTACAAAGTCTTAACCGAATAAAAGAGAATGAAGTAAACAAAATACTTAGCAAACGTTCAACAGTTAAGGAATCGCTTGACAAAATAGGATTATGGTTTGCCGCAAAAATAAAGCGTAAGATCACGACACTTAAATATCCACCATTAAAGCTGGCAACTATAAGACGGAAAAGATCACAAAATCCTTTAATTGATACTGGACAAATGCGCGCATCGGTTACGCATGTTGTAAAGATTCGCCGCGTTCCGCTTAGTATGGTTGAGATATAAGTTATGAACAGTTTCCGTAAACCTGTTACGATTCGTCAATTGACAGGAGGAGTATATACAAATGGTAGATGGGTTGAAGGTTCACCCGCTGAAATTGTAATACTCGCGAGCGTTCAACCAGCGCAACTTAAGGATGTATCAAAAATCATTGAACTATTACCGGAGGGTAGACGAAATTCCGTAATATTTCAACTCTATACAAATGCGAAATTGAATACAACGGAGAATACCGAAAATCCTGACAAAGCGGTAATTGATGGAAAAGAATTTGAAGTAACGATGGAAGCAACATGGCAAAATAATGTGATAAATCATTACCTTTACATAGTGACAAGATTGAAGGAAGTATGAGTCTTGACATAACGATAATACAAGACGCGTTTTACACATGGGCAGTCGCGCAAACTTCACAAACGGTAATTTGGTTATTTCCAAATGCTCCTCGTCCAGCATTACCTTATATCAGTTTACAAATAAATAGTCTTATTACTATTCATGTTGACCAAATACTATCACCGGATAATGCCGGTGCTTCCGATATTGTCGGTAATCGGGAATTTACTCTTAATTGTCAAGCATACGGAGATACTGCAATGGGGATATTAGAAACTTTAAAATCCTCACTTGAAAAGCCGAGCGTTTATTTAGCTTTACAAAATAGTAAAATTGTATTTGTCGATAGCTTCGGAATTCAGGACTTAACGGAACTGCTTGACTCACGGTATGAGTCGCGTGCGTCAATGGATTTATTATTCCGTACCGAGCAAGTTATTACTGATGAGGTTGGTGTTATCGAGCACGTTGCAATCGAAGAAACTTTTAAAAATGAAACAGAAACTATATTAGTCGAAAATGTCACAATCAATCCATAATTGACAGGAGGTAAAAATATGTCACTCTCTGATATTGTTAATGTGTCAATCACAAGAGAAACAGTTTCCGTAAGTCAAGTTGGCTTCGGGACTCCGTTGATTCTTGGACCCAATGCAAATTTTAATGCACGGGTCCAATATTTTTCTGATTTGTTAAGTTTAGCCGATGCACTTGTCGGAGGAACATCCAATCCTGAATATCAGGCAGGTGCGGCAGCTTTCGCACAGAATCCGCATCCGGAAAGAGTTGCGGTCGGTCATGTTATCGGCCAGAAGGTCATCACAGACGATGCGGGCACGTATACGGCTGGTAATGTCAAGGCGACCGTCAACGGCTCACTGATAGATGAATCGTATGACACGGACAAGGATACGACGTTGACAAACTTAGCCGCGTCGATTCAAGCCTTGGATGATGTATCAACGGCGGTGTATACATCTGGTTCGCATACAATAATCATTACCCCAGTGTCCGGTAAAGTTCTTGCCGTGTCAGTCGATGTTACCGGAATTACCGGAACTATGACAATGGTTGTCAGCGCGGTCGGTACGGAAAGCCTGGACGACGCACTTGACGATATAAGAATTGAAAGCGACGACTGGTACGGTCTTGTTATTACGTCAAGAGTTTTACAGGATCAAAAAGATGTTGCCGATTGGACGGAAGTTAATGACAAAATTTTCGGATGTGCAAGTAGCGATGCAAATATAATCGACCAAGCGGTTGGAGTTGACACGACGACAATCGTTTATTACCTAAAGTCAAATGCTCTCGTTCGCTCATTCGCTTTCTATCATCAAACTGCGGATGGTTCGTCAAACGACGATTATATTGAGTCGGCACTTTTCGGTAAAATTTTGCCTTTCGATCCCGGCTCCTATACCGCCATGTTTAAGACATTGGCGGCGGTTGCAGTTTCTACTTTGTCAACTACTCAAAGTAAAAATGCGCGAGATAAAAATTGTAATGTTTACGAGCTTATCGGTGGTGTCAATATTACTCGCGAAGGTAAAGTAGGTGAAGGGGAATATATTGACATAATCATTTTCATTGACTGGTTAAAGGCGAGAATAACCGAAAATGTTTATTCTCTTCTTGTCAATCAGAAGAAGGTGCCTTATACTTCTGCCGGTATCGTTGCAATTGAAAGTCGCATAAATCAAGTTCTAAAGACCGGACAAAATCGAAACGGTATCTCGCCTGAACATTACGACGAACAAGATGCACAAGACGGCGGATTTTTCACAGAGGTTCCAGCGATTTCGGATATTTCTCCAACCGATAAAGCGAATAGGATCTTGAACGATGTCAAGTTTACGGCATGGCTTGCTGGTGCGATTCACGCGGTTGTAATCAAAGGAATCGTAACGCTTTGATTGACAAATATGGAAATTGACAATAGACAATAGATAATAAAAACTTTTAACAAAGGAGAATGAAATGCCATTAAGGACATACGATCCAAAAGACATTATCGTTACAATCGGTGGTGTTCCTATGAGCGGTTTTGCCGATGGCACATTTGTCAATGTTGAGCGCGATAATGATATGTTTACAAAGGTGAGCGGCGCTGATGGAGAGATAAGTCGTGCAAAGTCGAATGACAAAGGAGGAGTCTTGACATTGACGCTTTCGCAAACAAGTATGTCAAACGATGTACTGTCAGGCATTGCGGTTGCGGACGAGTTGACAAATTCGGGTGTTGTTCCCATATTCGTAAAGGACATTAATAGTTTGTCAACCTTTGTCTCAGCGTTCGGGTGGGTTAAAAAACAACCAGCCGCCGAATATGGAAAAGTGATTAACAATCGCGAATGGGTGGTTGATCTTGCCGACCTTGAGGTTTTTATTGGCGGTGTACTTGCCTGCGAGTAAAAACTTTCATTTGCTTTTGTAAATTTTTTTAAAACACGTTTTACAAAGGAGAGTGTATATGTCGATTGAAACACGTGAGAAGTCAATTGACGGACTGCAAATTTCCGTCACTCAATTTCCCGGAAGACGCGGATTTAAGGTACAAACAAAACTTCTTAAATATTTTACTCCGCTCATTTCCGCATTTGGTAAAGCTCAGGGAAAAGAAGATGCGGAAGACGTATCTATAATTGACAGGGAGATAGATACGGAAAGTTTGATGCGCTTTTCCGAATCGCTTGACAATGACAATGCTTTACAATTCGTATTCCAATTACTTGAAGGAACACGAATTGACGGGAGAGAAATTAATGAAGCGGTATTCGATGAAAAATTTGCTGGTAATTTCTTGACATTATATAAGATTCTATGGTTTGTCGTGGAGGTAAATTTTTCCTCTTTTTTCGACGAAGGCGGTATTGGGAAAATCCTTTCCAAAGTAAAGAAGGAAAAATCAGTGCCGCAAAAAGTGAACAGCTTGATAAAATCGTAGATGCTCTTGATAAAGATTTACAGGAGGAAATGTTACTTTGGAGAGTTATCTTGGAAAAAATCTGCACATTGACGGAAGCGGAAACAACGGTGTCGATGGATGACATAATGAGAGCAAATGCAATGCTTGATATGCGAGATGTAATGAGTGACGTACTTTACAAGGTGGAGAAGTAGAAATGCCCGTGCTTCGTGAACTCATTACACGTATAGGGTTTCAGGTTGACGATGCTGGACTACGTGCGGCTGAAAATCGTATACGTAATTTTTCGAGAGAGCTTAACAACTATGGAAGAAAAATGACAATGTTTGTCTCTTTACCTCTTGCGGGTGTTGCCGCTCTTGCACTCAAAACATCTTCTAATATTGAAGGTTTGCGCGTATCGTTTGAAACACTACTGGGAAGTGTATCCGCCGCAGATAAATTGATTCGTGACTTGATTGAATTCGCCGCAAGAACTCCATTTCAATTACCAGAAGTACAGAAAATGGCTGGTCAGCTTCTTGCCGTTGGTGTCGAATCAGAAAAAATAATTCCGACTATGAAAGCATTAGGTGACGTGGTTGCCGGTACTGGAGCGGACTTTGGGCGTGTTCTCTGGAATCTTGGTCAAGTAAAATCACAAACTTACTTGACAGGACGTGATTTGCGCGACTTTACAAGAAATTTAATTCCAATGTCAGCGATGCTTTCAAAAGTATTGGGAGTCAGTAGTAGAGAAGTAGCGGAGATGGTATCAAAACGTAAAATTTCTTTTGAAATGGTAATGAAAGCGTTTGAGGCCGCATCCGGAGAAGGTGGTAAATTTACAAACTTAATGGAGAAACGTTCGCGAACTCTTGCCGGTCGCTGGTCGAATCTAATTGACATAATGACATTCTTTTTTGACGAACTTGGAAAAGCGATTACGAAAACTTTACATTTGAAAGAAGCTCTTGAATTCTTGACAAAGGCGATGGGGGTGGTCGCAAAGTGGTTATCGGAAACCTCTCCCCGCGTCAAGACATTAATTATACTTTTTGGGGCTTTTTTAGCTATATTGGGCCCGCTTATGATTGCAGTTGCTTCTTTGACTTTACTAATGGTAACTTTCAACGCGACCGTTCTTCTTATTCCAGCGTTAATCGCCGCCGCAATGATTATGCTCGGTTTACTAATAGAGGATATTTACACATGGGTAAAAGGTGGCGAGAGCTTGACAGGTGACTTATTGGGCCCGTGGGAATCATGGCGAGACGGATTGAAAATGATCTTTGATGAAGTCGGGCAATTCATTGAGGACTTTTTCTTTTCGATTCTTACTGGTAAAGGTTGGCAAAATATAATTGACAAACTGAATAATTTTGTTTTCATTATTAAAGATGTCATAAAAAGTTTTATCGCTGATATAGAAAATCTTTTTGGGAAAGGTACTGGAAAATTTCTTCGTTGGTTATTAGGTGGTGCATATCAATACGCGGGAAAAGTTGCCGCGGAAGAAGGCGCTATGTACGGAGCGGCGGCAGGCGCGCCAGCGGCGAGAGCACTTGCGGGAGGTGCTGGAAAAGGCGGTGGCTATTTCTCCTTTGACAATCAGTTCAATATTAATATCGCGGGCGGGACACCAGAGGAACAATTGACTTGGAAAACAGAAG